ATGAAAAAAGAATACTATGTGACGATAAATGGAGAGCGGATTCCAGTGAGCGAAGAAGTGTACCGGGCTTATAAGCAGCCCGCATGGAGAGAGCATAAGCGCCGGACGGCGCGTGCCCAGACCGAACGCTCTCTTGACCTGCTGATGGAGGAAGGCTTAGACATAGCCGACGACCGGATGTTGGTGGATGAGCTGGTGGCCGACAAGCTGCTGCTCGACGCACTACTGGAGGCACTGAACGAGCTCACTGTCGACGAACGCGGGCTCATCGACGCGCTGTACTTCCACGGCTTGACCGAGCGGCAGGCCGCCGAACTCTTTGACCTCTCACAGAAAGGGGTCAATAAGCGAAAGCAGCGTGTACTGGACAAGCTCCGAGATCTTCTGGCCCCTCAGAAATAGGCCGAGGCCCCGCTGCCCTTTGTGGGTGGCGGGGCCTCTTTTTTGTTTTCTACACTTTTTTCAAAACCGGTACTCAAACCCTCCTCTGACTTCCTGTGGGTAGTGAGGAGGTTCATCGCCTCCTCGGTAGGTGCAAAAAACTGGAGGTGAAACCCATGAACGAGAATCGACAGGCCATGCCTCGCCATGTGCCCCACACCAAGACCGCCGAGGAACTGATCGGCGTTCTCACGGCGATCAGCGTGGTGTCGGGGCGCATGGCAAGAAAGCTGGCGATCCTCAAGCAGCGGTCCGCCCGGAGAGGTGGTGAGAAGCCCGATGCCAAACGAGCACCCAGAGACGGCCCTGCCGCCCATGCCCATCAAAGTCACCCCGTATAGGCACCAGCGGGAAGCATTTGCCTTCGCCTGCAGGTTGTTTGGGCTGGCGAAGGGTGGTGATGCCAATGCGGATCAGGTGCGCACAGTGCGGGAAGGAGATACACCGCAAGCGCAGCGAGATGGAAAAGCATCGCCATAGTTTCTGCTCTCGGGCCTGCGCCTCAGCGTTTTCCCGTACCGGCCAAGTGGTCACTTGCGACTGGTGCGGCACCGCTTTCTACAAACCGGCCTCCCGACTCAGGGAACAGAACTTTTGCTCCTACGGCTGCCGGAACAAGTGGCTCAGCAAGACGAACGTCGAGGTGCGCAATGTCCCCGGCCACAGCGCGGGCCACAAGGCCCCACATTTGGCCGAACTCAACCAGCGCCGCAATCCCCTCGGGCGGGTGGCGAAGCGGCCAACACGGGGCGCGTCATCGGCCTCCTATCGCAAGGTGGCCGATGAGATGCTGGGACGGGCGCTCCGGTCCGGTGAAGAGGTCCATCACATCAACGGCGACCGCTCGGATAACCGGTACGAGAACCTCGCGGTTCTGCCCGAGCGGGAGCATCGGCGGCTCCATATGCATCTGGCCTGCCGGAAGCTGGAACTGCAGGACGAAGGAGGTGATGTCGATGACTCCAATCAAAATTAGCCCCGGATGCGCTCTTTTGATGGAGATGTAGCTGGGGACTGGCAAAACGATCACCAGCATCGGCATCGCCGGGGCGCTGTACCTCTCCGGCAACATTCATCGGGCGCTGGTCGTGACCCCCCTCTCCATCCTCGGCGTCTGGGAGGACGAGTTCGCCAAGTTTGCGGATTTCCGATACACCCTCGCGGTGCTCACCGGCAGCGGCGCAAAAAAGGCCGATACCCTCCGGCACCTTACGGGCTCCCCCCTGCAGGTGGCCGTGGTCAACTACGAATCGGCGTGGCGGCTGGAAAAGGAAATCCTCGCGTGGAAGCCCGACCTCATCATTGCTGACGAGGGCCACAAAATCAAGACCCACAACATCGCCGCATCCAAGGCCATGCACCGGATCGGCGCGCAGGCGGCCTACCGGCTGCTGCTGACGGGCACCGTCATCACCAACAAAGCCATCGATGTGTTTTCGCAGTATAAGTTCCTCAACCCGGCAATCTTCGGCCAGAGCTTTTACTCATGGCGCAACCGCTATTTCGACATGCGCGGCTATGGCAATCATACGCCGGTACTCAAGCGGTCGATGGAGCAAGACCTAATGCGCCGCCTACACTGCATCGCTTACCGCGCGACCAAGGCCGAGTGTCTTGATTTACCGGAAACCACCGACATCGTGCGGTATGTGGACCTCGAACCTGCCGCCGTGAAGCTGTACCGGGATTTGGTGAAGGAGTCCTATGCCGAGCTCGGCCAGAGCGAGGTTACCGTCACCAACATCCTCACCCGGTTGCTTCGGCTGTCCCAACTCACCGGGGGCTTTCTCGGTGACGACGAAGGGAACGCCCCGCAGCGGGTCAGCACCGCGAAGATGGCGGCGCTGGAGGATATCGTGGACGAGGTAACCCAAGAGGGCAAAAAGTTGGTGGTCATCGCCCGGTTTGTGCCGGAGATACGAGCCATCTGCCAAATGCTCGAAAAGCACGGCATCGGCTATTCCTACATCATGGGTGAAGTGAAGAACCGCGACGAGCAGGTGGCCGCTTTCCAAAATGTCCCCGACACGCAGGTATTTGTGGGGCAGATCGCAACCGCTGGCCTTGGGATCACCCTCACCGCCGCCAGCACGATGGTGTTTTATTCGGAGGATTACAGTATGAGCAACTTTGAACAGGCCAAGGCCCGTATCCACCGCGTCGGCCAAAAAGAGAACTGCACCTACCTGTATCTTGTGGCGCGCAGCACGGTGGATGAAAAGGTGCTCAAGGCCCTGCGGGACAAGGCTGACCTTGCCCGGACGCTGGTGGATGATTACCGGCAGGGCCATAACCCCTTTACATCTTGAATCAAGGAGACATCGCTATGAAGAAAAAACTGAAATGCAAAGTGTGCAATGCCCGCTTTGCTCCAAAGAAAGAGGATATGTACCTCGTTGTTGAGCGCGTTGGCGGCCTTGCTCTGCTGGCCGGGACCAATCCCCGAACGCTGGAGTGCTTTAACTGCCCGAGCTGCGGGTGCCAAAACATGGTCAACATCCGAGCGACACCCATGGACGACAAGGAGCCGGACGAGGACGAGGCCGCCGAGGAGGTGGCTGGCGATGGATAACGACCGCATGTTTGCTCTGGCCGAGCGGCTCCGGGACCTCCGCGAGAAAAAGGACGTCGCCGAGCAGCAGCTCAAGGACATCAATCAGGCGCTCGACGATACCAACTACGAGTTATCCGAACTGATGGCCGAAACCGAAACACAGAATTTCACCCGTGGCGGGATGATGTTCTATCTCACTACCAAGACGCGGGCTTCGGCGGTGGCCGGGATCAAGGAGGAGCTGTTCGATGCCCTCCGCGCGCAGGGTTACGGCTCGCTGGTCACCGAAACCGTCAATGCCAACAGCCTTTCCTCCTTTGTCAAAGAGCAGATGGAGGCAAACGGCGAGGCGCTCCCCGACTGGCTGGAAGGGCTCGTCAACGTGTTCGACAAGACTCAAGTTGCACTGAAAAAAGCTACGAAATAGGAGGTTTTCCAAAATGGCAAATAAGAAGAACGAAATGGCTTTGCAGCCGCAAGAGAGCGGGTTCATACAGCTCGCCAATACCGACATGGCCGCGATGATGGCTGAGGAGCTGGACGGTCTCGATGCGGGTTTCGAACGCATCAAGATTCCCAGCGCCGGGTCCACCGTGTTCGAGTTCCCCGGCGAGGACGGCGATACCGAGCCCGTGAAGGAGTTTTCGGCGGTCATCCTGTACCACCATCCGCTGTTCGCCTACTACAAGTCCAAGTACACCGGGGGCAACAATCCTCCTGATTGTGGTTCCTACGATGGCATCACCGGCGAGGGCGATCCGGGCGGTGAGTGCAAGCGCTGCCCCTACAACCAGTTTGGGTCCGGGGAAAATGGCTCCAAAGCGTGCAAAAACCGCCGCCGCATCTTTGTGCTGCGGGAAGGCGAGATCTTCCCGTTACTTCTCTCCCTACCCACCGGCAGTCTGCGCGAACTGACCAAATACCTCAAACGCCTGCTGTCCAAGGGCCGCAAGTCCAATAGCGTGGTGACCCGGTTTTCCCTGCAAAAAGCCACCAATTCGGGCGGCCTTGCCTACTCGCAAGCGCAGTTCACCATCGACCGGCCCCTCACGCCCGAGGAGTTCGCCTGTGTTGACCGCCTGAGCACGCAGGTCAAGGCGTACAGCAAGCAGGTGGCCTATGACTACGACACAAGCCTCGATGTCGAGCCGGATGCTCCGGTCATCGACCCGGAAACCGGCGAGCTGGTGGAGCCATTGAAATAAGCGCCCGGCTTGCGGCGGCAGTGCGGCCTTCGGGCCGCCTGCCCGCTGTGAGCAGATTGGAGGAAGTATGAGTTACCGATGTGTGACAACGCTTGCGGAAATCCAGAACTATCTGGGCGATTCCGGGCTGGTATCCTTCGACTATGAAACATCCCCGGATGAAGCGTTCCGCGACACACCCAAGGCGGCGCTCGATCCGCACCGCTCCCATATTGTCGGAGTCAGCTTCTCGGTGGCCGAAGGTGAGGGCATCTATGCGCCATTGGCCCACCGCGTCGGGAAGAATGCCGAGGACCCAGATGGTATTTGGCGGTGGCTTGACACTGCCTTTTTCAGCAACACGAGCATCGTCAAGATCGCCCACAATCTCTCTTTCGAGGCCATGTTCACCTACGCAAAAAGCGTGGTGATTCTGCCTCCGGTGTACGACACCATTGCTGCGTCCCAAATGACCCTCAAGAGCAATACCAAGTTCCGAGTGCTTGCCGACAGTGGCCTTAAAACGCTGGCCCCAGAATTGTGCGGCGTGGAGTTACCCAGCTTTAGTGAGGTGACTGAAGGACGACACTTCGATGAGTTGGACCCGCAGGACCCGGAAACAGTGCGCTATGCCTGCGCCGACTCTGATTTCGCCCTGCGGCTTTATAACAAGATGAACAACTGGTTCGATCGTTATCTCCCCAGACATCGCTTCATCGTGGAGCAAATCGAGTCGCCCACAGCGGTGTACACCGGCATCATGAAGTATAACGGCCTGCTGGTGGACACGTCGCTCATGGACACGAAGCGGGCCGAGGCTGAGGCAAAGCTCGCGGAACTCCGGGATGAAATCGCTTTCTTTACCGGTGACCTTAACATTGGCCAGAACGCCAGCACCTCGGCTTTCAAAAAGTATATGTACGACGATTTGAAATTGCCGGTCATGAAGGTGACGGCCAAATATCAGGAGGCCATGGACGACGAGGCGCTGGTACTGCTTTCGGAATGGTGCGAGGCCAACCGCGCCGATCTGGTACCGCTGTTCCGTCTGGTGCAGGAATATCGGCGCTGGGGAAAGATCAAGTCCACCTACATCGACGGCTATATGGACCATGTGAACACCACCACCGGACGCATCCATGCCGACCTAATGCCGCTGGCCACCGAGACGGGGCGCTTTGCAGCGAGGAAACCGAATCTCCAAAACATGCCTCGCGCCGGGAATGACGACACCGGGGTACGCAACTTCTTCATTGCCCCGGAAGGCATGGTGCTGCTGTCGCTGGACTTCTCCCAGATCGAGCTACGAGTCGGTGCGTTTTACTGCCGCGACCCCAAGATGCTGGATACCTACCGTACAGGCGGCGATATCCATGCCCAGACCACCTCGGTTATCTATCACATACCCTTTGAGCAGGCAGCGGATAAAAATGCCGCCAGCTACAAAGAACGCAGAACCATCGCAAAAAACTGTAATTTCGGGACCTTTTTTGGCTTGTTTCCCAAGGGGCTGCAACGGACGCTCAAATTCAAGGCGGGCCTACCCACGCCGCTTGGAGAGTGTGAGCGCATCATATCCAACCTTAAGGCCGGGTATCCCGGTTTGACCCGCTGGCAGGAGGAAACCAAGGAGCATGCCGGGTTCCGGCGCTACTCGGAAACGTGGCTCGGACGGCGGCGCTATCTGCCTGGCATCCAATCGCAGGATTGGGGCAAGAAGTCCTTTGCCGAGCGGTGCGCCCTGAACACCCCGATCCAAGGCACTGCAGCGGATATTTTGAAACTGGCCCTCGGCAGGATCATCACCGGCCTATCGGAGCGTGCATGGCTGCGACCACTGCTGCAGATTCACGACGAGTTGGTGTTCGAGCTGCCCGAGGCCCGTGTGCCGGAGGCTGTGTCGTTCATCCGTGCGTGCATGGAGAAACAACCCTTCCCGGAGTTTGATGTTCCCATTGTGGCTGATGCTGCCGTGGGGCTCCGGTTTGGTGAAATGAAAGAACTGGAGGATTGACCCTATGATCATACACAAATACCCGCTTCAATGGGAGGGATCACAGACCATCCGGGTACCAGCCGGGATTGAACCGCTGGCACTGCAACCACAGGACGGCGTACCGACCCTCTGGGCCAAGGTGGACGAGGACGCGATTCTCGAACCCCGCATGGTGCGCATCTTCGGTACTGGCGCGCCGATGTCCGCCGATCCGGGCCGTTACCTCGGCACCATTCAGGCTGGCAGCTTTGTGTTTCACTTTTTTATGGAGGTGTCACTATGAAAACAGGACGAACCCTGCAATCGCTGGCTGAGGAGCTCGACAGGCAGCGGCAATGCAAGCGGGACTTTATTGTCACGACCGACGCGATGGAACTGGAGGAAGGCGCGGAGCTTTTCAGCCTGCGCCGACCGCTGGACAGCGGCATGCGCGAGGTCGAACCTTTTACCATGACGGATTTGTTCCACCGGCAGCTCGGCGCGTCGCTGGGTATTCCGGCCAAATACTATGACAAAATGCGTGAAGCGTTCCCGGAGCTGCTGACCCGAAACGTTAACGGCTGGTTGAGGCACGGCGAGCCCACAAAACACACCGTCCGCACCATGAGCGGCACTGCCCGCGCTTTTTTATCCGACCGTTACCGCCGCATCGACAACTACGAGGTGGCGGGCGCAACCCTGCCCATCATTTCCGAGATACCCGATGCACGGGTGGAGAGCTGCGAGATCACCGAAACCCGCATGTACATCAAAGTGGTCAATCCCCGCCTCGAGGCTGAGGTTCAAAAAGGCGACATCGTGCAGGCGGGCATTGTCATCAGCAACAGCGAGGTTGGCCTTGGCAGCGTCCGGGTGATGCCGCTGGTCTACCGGCTGGTGTGTCTCAACGGCATGGTGGTCAACGACTTCGGCCAGCGCCGGTATCATGTGGGCCGGGAACTGGAAGAAGCATGGGAGCTTTTCAGCGACGAAACCCTGCAGGCTGAGGATACCGCTTTCCTGCTAAAATTGGCCGACATCGTGCGCACGGCGGTCGACGAGGCCCGGTTCGGCATGGTGGTGGATCGGCTTCGGGAGGCTGCGCGTGTGGAAATCACCGCGCCAGTACCGCAGGTTGTGGAACTCACGACCCGGCAGTATGGGCTTAACAAATCAGAAGAGGGCGATATCCTGCAGCACCTTATCGCTGGCGGCGACCTATCCCTGTACGGCCTGTCCAGCGCAGTCACCCGCGCTTCACAGAACGTGGAGAGTTATGACCGAGCCACGGCGCTCGAGAGCCTGGGTTGGCAGATTGCCACAATGCCCCGCGACCAGTGGCGGGCTATCAACGAGGAGCGGCCATGAGCATCAATAAGCACAACAGTGAGGGCTACCCGGACCCAACCGCCTATGAAGCCCTGACCGCCGTGCAGAGAGAAGAAACCAAAAGACCGTATCGCCCGCTGGTATTTGTCTGCTCACCGCTGGCGGGTGATATGGCGCGGAACCTTGTAAACGCCCGTCGTTACTCCCGCTTTGCCGTCGACCAAGGCATGATCCCGGTGACGCCGCACCTGCTGTACCCACAGTTCCTTGATGATACCAACAGCGAGGAACGGCAGCTCGGCAGCTTCTTTTGCCTTGTGCTGCTGCGCAAATGCGAAGAGTTGTGGGTCTTTGGCTCCGTGATCAGCAAGGGGATGCGCGTGGAAATCGCCAAGGCCCGCAAGCACGGTATGAAGATACGGTTTTTCAATGAGAAATGTGAGGAGGTGGCTACGGAGTGAAGCCGCTGAATATCCCCTTGGAGGAGTTCCTTCGCCCCTTCTTCGACCCCGGCGAGCTTGTCTGCCTGCGCGTATTTGATGATCGCAAGACCGGCGCGTTCAAGGGTGCCAAGTTGGAGTGCGAGGCGGGCAAAATCGCCACTATAGAGAAAACCCTCAGAAAGCACAACGCCCAGAACCGGGGCATCTATTTTGTCATCAACTACGGTGGCCATGAGGACACCGATATCACCCGGATCAATGCGCAATTTGTAGAATGTGACAGCCTCTCCATGGAGGAACAGCTTGCCCAGATCAAGGCGTTTGCGGTGGAGCCCTCCCTGATTGTGCGAACCCGAAAGTCCCTTCACACCTACTGGCTGATGAAGGACGCCAAGGTCGAGGATTTCCGCAGAGTGCAAAAGCGCCTGATTGCGCAATTTCAGGGCGACCGCACCATCATCAATGAAAGCCGTGTCCTCCGGCTGCCGGGCTTTAACCACTGCAAGGGCGAGTCTTACCCGGTGGAATGCATCAAATTCAACCCGGAACTACGGTACACCCAGGCCGAGCTCGAGGCCCATCTGCCGGAGGTCGAGGACGAGCCGGAGATCAAAGGTCCCGCGCCCCAAGGTACCCGGAAGGGGCTGGCGCTGGTTGGTAAGCGGTGTCTTTTTATTCAGCACTGCAAAGAAAACGCTAAGTCGCTCTCCGAGCACGATTGGTACGCCATGATCGCCAATCTGTCGGTCTTTGAAGGTGGCGACAAAGTAATTCACACGCTCTCCCGGCCTTACCCCGGTTATAAGCCTGCCGAAACGCAGGAAAAAATCCGGCATTTCCTCGCAAGCGGCACCAAGCCCATCACCTGCGCGACCATTGCTGAGAAGGGCTTTGTGTGCTCGAAAATGGAGGATGGCTCTTGTCCCTGTCGCTCACCCGCCGCGTTCTGCTTTCAGCCCATGACGGTGGAGGAACTCCGGGAGGCACTGGCGGCGCAACCGGTGGCTGGGACAAAGGTGGAGAATATGCAGACCGCCCAGACCTTTGTGGAGGACTATCTGTACAACATCGATGCGGCGCTCGCAGGCACCTTCATCATCTACGAGGTGAGCGTTCATTTCGGCATCAAGCCCACCGAGATGCGCTCTTTGGCCGCGCAGCAGCGCAAAGCCTACAAGGAGTACAGCGACAGTAAGGAAACCCGCCGCGCTTTGGCAAAGAATCCGATTCCCGATTGGTATGAACCCACCGAGCGGGGGGCGCTGCGCTTCATTCCGGGCCTGCTGGCCGACCATATGACGAAAACCGTCTACGCCTTTTACGGTGCGGGCAGCTACTTCTTCTATCGGGATGGCGTATACACCGCCGAGGAGGATTTGGCGGCATCGGCCAAGGTACGCGAGTATTTGATTCCCCGCTACGCAACAATGCACGCAATTCAGGACACCGTGGGCCAATGGCGCATGCTGATCCGCAAACCTGTGCGGGAAATCAACTCCAATCCCTTCATCATCAATGTGAGGAATGGCCTGTACAACGTGCTGGACAGTTCCTTCAAGGCCCACACCCCGGAGTATCAATCGACGGTGCAGATCAGCGCCCGATACGATGATTCTGCGGAATGCCCGCAGTTTTTGAAGTTCCTCGGCGGTGTTCTTCCTGACACCGAGCATGCGCTGATACAGGAAATCCTCGGGTACCTGCTGGTGCCGATCAACAAGGCCCAGAAGTCCTTTGTGTTCACCGGCGCGCCCAACGCGGGCAAATCAACACTGCTCTCGGTGGCGCAGGATGTGCTGCTGGGCAGCGAAAACGTGAGCAATATCCCGTGGCAGTCCCTGTCCGACCGCTTTAAAACCGCAGAGTTATTCGGGAAGCTCGCAAATATGTTTGCTGACCTGCCCAGCAAGAGCGTGGACGACAACGGCATGTTCAAGGCGCTCACCGGCGAGGATTACATCACCGCCGAGCGCAAAAACAAGGACCCCTTCTCCTTCCGGCCCTATGCCCGGATGGTGTTTTCCTGCAACGAGATGCCTCGAAACTATGGAGACCGCTCGGACGGCTTCTTTCGCCGCCTCATTATCATCCGATTTGACCGGTCCATCCCGGAAAGCGACCGCGACCCAGATCTCCGGGAAAAGCTCTCGGTGGAGCGCGACGGCATCCTCATGTGGGCGCTGGCCGGACTGCGCCGCCTCATGGCCAACAGCTACCGCTTTTCCGAGACATCCCGTACCCGGACAGAGCTGCAGAAATACAAGGTAGAAAGCAACAGCGCCCTCTCCTTCGTGGAGGAATGCTGTTTTGTCAACGCCGACGCAGAGTGTATGCGGGAGGATTTGTTCCAAGCCTACCGCGAGTATTGTCACAAAAACGGCCTGAAAGCGATGTCCCAGGCCAACTTCAACAAGGACGTCGAGAACTACTACGAAACGGTCGAGCGGGGCCTCGAACGGGTCAGTCGCCGCAAAACGTGGAAAGGCATCCGGCTGGAGGTATGATATCACAGCGGACGCCCTTAAATGCGAACCACCGCGAACGGGGCGCGAACCACTTGGAGCGCCGCAAACCCGCAGAATGACTCATGGTGAACGGGTTGAACGGGTTTTTCCTATTCCTTACGTTATTAAATATCCAAGGGGTTGTTGTTATTAAAAAATAAATTATATATAAAAGACTGTGGAATACTGGTTCACCCGTTCAAATGCAGTAACGGCGCGGGTTTGACCCGTTCGCTGACCCGTTCGGCCCTTCATCGACGATGCAGGAGGGCCGCTCATGTTAGAGAAAGACATCGTCGCCGCCATCATGCGGCATCTAAAGTCTGTCCCCATGTGCTTTGCTTGGAAGGAGCACGGCGGCATGTACGGGACAGCCGGTTTGCCGGACATCATCTGCTGCTATCGTGGCAGGTTTATCGCCTTCGAGGTGAAGGTGCCGGGCAACAAACTGACAAAGCTGCAGGAAACTATGATCACGAAAATTGAAGCCGCCAAGGGTAAAGCCTACAAGGTCACGAGTGTCGAGGAGGTCAAGGTCATTCTCGATTCCTTGGAGGTACCGGCTTATGACGATAGCTTGGATTTATCTTGATAAACGCGGCGCGGCCATCGACGCGCTGAAGGACTACACCAGTATGGAATTCATCATTCAGAACCAGCCCGAGGAACTGGCTGAAGCCGAGGAGAAGCTCTTTTCCGTTCGCTCTTCCGTTCCCACCGGCATGCCCCGCGCTCATAACCCCCACGCCGGAGAGTCCCGATTGGCGGCATCGCTGGACGAGATCGACGTTCTGAAAGAACGGTATAGGCGGGCGCTGGAGTACATGGAGTGGTTCCAGCCTGCGTGGGATGCGCTTACCGGCGACGAACGGTATGTGCTGACGGAGTTTTATCTCAACCAGCAGGAGGACGCGGTTTCCAGTATCTGCGACCACTTCACCATCGAACGGTCATCGGCCTACAACAAAAAGAACCGGGCATTGGCCCGGCTCGCGCTCCTGCTGTACGGAAAGTGAGTAATATCGTGGACGACTTTTCGTTTTCGGTGTGCTATACTGGTATCGGTTGATCGCAGGCCCTCGGAGCTCCGGCTCCGGGGGCTTGTCACATTCTAAAAAATAACGAATGGTGCAAGACTGTGTTTGGCGTTTTATGTTATAATATCTAATTAGTTCTATTTGGGATTAATCAGCCTGTGATTTATGAGGTCGCGTTATGAAACGTTCAAATTTAAAGTTCCCTTTTGAGGATGATATCTTTTGCGATGCGTTAAAAAGAATATGGAAGGCAGGATGGCTTGATGAGTTTTCAGAAAGCCACTTTCTTATCTGCGCAATTAATGGACGACTGCCAGACTTTAGAACAAAAGATCAAATGAATGCTGTGTCACCTGGGTTGTATTTTGATTGCGACACGTCATTAAACTTTGTAAACAACTTCTCCCAACGATTGCAACGATTTATTTTTTTATGTGGCACCGATAATGCCGAACATTTTATTAGAAACCAATTGTCTGCAGGAAAAGACAATTATAGTGAAGATCAATTTTTTGAAGCTATACATGAAATCCATGTATTAAGTTATTTTACATCGTATGGAATCCCCCGGGTTGATTATGAACCAGCATTGGGTGGCAGCTCTGGCAAAAAAAATCCTGAGTATCGTATCCGAAACAGATTCGCCATACCAAGTACAGACCCCGAAAAGCCGTTAATTCCAACGGACGATTATACCTTGGATGTTGAAGTAAAAAGTATTGTCGGCCATCTTGATGCAAAAATCAACTGGGAAAGTCCATTCATAACTCCAATCTTGCCGATTGAATACAGTAAACGAGATCCGTTATTTGCCTATTGCTCTGAACTCGGATTTCAAGTTGAACTACCAAACATAATTCATTTGCGTGATTTTCTTAATGATACGGCTAATAAATTTGAACTCCCCACTGGTGAAAATCACTTTAATATACTGTATTTAAATTGGACACATAGAGAAATACCTCTCCTAAACTTTATGGAACCGCTCTCTCTGCTTGATAATGAAAGGAATGGCCTGCTTCGCCATAAAGAGGTTGGTTTGAAGTTTGGAATATCAGAAGATGTCTTTAAAAAAATTTCTGCGATTTTTATTTATAGCTATCCAAAACAAGCTCTTATATTCAATGATATTAGGTGGGTTTTTGCTAATAAAATGTGCGCTACGTTATTCAATCCTAAGTTGAATGAAAGACAAAGGCTTAAACTAACACACATAATCCATATGGGACCGTCTGCAAACCCTAAAACACCACTAATACTATCATCTGTGATGGAGGCACTAGCTCTTTCAAGCCTCGAGGGGATAGAAAAAATCATAGAGGAAATACTTTTAAAATGATTATTGTGTTGTTTAATGGATGTGCATATCCTAATAAAAACCGCTTTCGTCGAAACGAAAGTGAGTAATATCGTGGACGACTTTTCAGATTTCATGTGATATACTGATATCGTCAAAAGAGTGCGCCCCGATTCTGCCGGAGGCGCTTTCTTGTTTATCTGGCCCTTAGAGTGTAACGCTCCGAGGGCTTTTTCTATTTCCGGGAGGTGATAGGATGCCCAAGAGACCTAAGCGACCGTGCAGCCATCCCGGTTGTCCTGAACTGACGGACGGCAGATTCTGTGCGGCACATGAAAAGCAGGAGGCACGACGGTATGAGAAGTACCAGCGTGATCCCGCTACTAAAAAGCGTTATGGCCGTGCGTGGAAACGTATTCGGGATAGGTATATCGTGGCGCATGCACTTTGCGAACAGTGCCAAAAGGATGGCATTCTTACACCCGCCCAAGAGGTACACCACATCGTGCCGCTCTCGGCAGGCGGTACCCATGACGAGCGCAACCTGATGAGCTTGTGCACTTCTTGCCATTCCCGGATCACTGCACGCGAGGGTGGTCGCTGGGGTTCGCAATGAATTTTCTCCCCGAGGGAGGGGGGCTCTCAATCTCTACAGCCTTTTCTCCGTGGAACGGCTGTGGGCTTTCGCGCAAAACTTCGCGGTTTCAAACGGGGTATATCCCCGTGCTTTTTATTTTTACACAAAGGGGGCGGTGTGTTTGGCGAAAGACGGTACGAACCGAGGCGGCGCTCGGCCCGGTTCCGGGCAAAGAAAAAAGCCCCTGCATGACAAGATTCTGGAGGGCAATCCGGGCAAGCGGCCTTTGACGGTTGTGGAGTTCAAAGACACCGCCGACCTGCAGGGGCAGACCATGCCGCCGCCCCGCGAGTTCCTTAAATCTACGCAAAAAAATGGCAAGCAGTCTCTGGCGATTGAGATTTACGAAGGTACATGGCAGTGGCTTCACGAACGCCGATGCGCACATCTGATTCCGGCCCAGCTTCTGGAGCAGTACGCGCAAAGTGTGTCTCGGTGGATACAGTGCGAGGAATCCATCACTGAGTTTGGATTTTTAGCCAAGCACCCGACCACCGGAAATGCCATCCCCAGCCCCTATGTGGCGATGTCCCAATCGTTTATGAAACAGGCCAACAACCTGTGGTTCCAGATTTATCAGGTTGTGAAGGAAAACAACGCCGCCGACTATAGAGGTTCTACCCCGCACGACGATGCGATGGAACGCCTACTCACGGCACGCAGAGGGGGCTGATCGCATGGAGCTGTGGCAACTGCGCCAATTCCAAGGACTCCCTCTGGAAATCAAGGTCGCCAAAAGCAAGCTGCGCATACGCGAATGGTATGCACATTTTGGCGGTGATGTGTATATCAGTTTTTCCGGGGGCAAGGACTCCACGGTTTTGCTTCATCTGGTGCGCTCCCTCTATCCAGAGGTGCCTGCCGTCTTTTCCGATACCGGGCTGGAGTTTCCCGAAGTGCGGGAATTTGTCAAAACGGTTCCCGGTGTCATATGGGTCAAGCCTGACATGACCTTCAAGCAGGTCATTGAGAAATATGGCTACCCGGTAATCAGCAAGGAACAAAGCGAGTGGATATACCGCGCCCGACTTGGCAATCCCAACGTGTACCGCAAGAACGTGCTGGGTATCATGCCGGACGGCGGCAAGACCCGATTCCATATCTCCGGGCAATGGCGCTATCTGCTGGACGCACCTTTCCTCATCGGCTCCGGCTGCTGCCATGAGATGAAGAAGAAACCACTTGACCGATACGCCAAGGAGAGCGGACGGGCTCCGTTCGTCGGCACCATGGCTGCCGAGAGCATGCTGCGTACTCAGAAATGGCTTGAAACAGGGTGCAACGCCTTTGACAACAAAAAACCGGTATCCATGCCTGTTTCCTTCTGGCGGGACGATGATATCTGGGCGTATATCCACGAGAACAACCTGTCGTATGCAGCCCCTTATGATATGGGCTATGCGAGGACGGGTTGTATTTTTTGCATGTTTGGGGTTCACCTCGAAGACTGCCCCAATCGGTTCCAGCGCCTGCAGAAAACCCATCCCAAGCTGTGGCGGTATTGCATGCGCGATTGGGGGGCGGGCGGTCTCGGGCTCCGGCAAGTGTTGGAGTATATCGGGGTTCCCTTTGAAAATTTTATGCTTTGACCGGGAGGCGTGAAGATGAACAGACCACTCACAGAGTTCCTTCGGCTCCTTAAAATGACACCAAGCCTGACCCCGCAGCAGTACCGAACGCTGCGGGGTCAGGCTATTTCAGGCAATCTGACGGGAGCCAAGAAAGGCTATGCCCGGATGATGGAAAGAAGGCTATACTATGCAAATTCAAAAAATCAACGCGGGCCAGCTTAACCCCGCCGCATATAATCCGCGAAAAAACCTCAAGCCCGATGACAAGGAGTACGACAAGCTCAAGCGGTCGCTGGAGGAGTTTGGGTATGTCGAGCCGGTCATATGGAATAAGACCACCGGCAATGTCGTCGGTGGTCATCAGAGGCTCAAGGTTCTGCTCGATCTCGGGTATACCGAGATGGATTGTGTCGTGGTGGAGATTGATCTCCAGAAAGAAAAGGCCCTCAATCTCGCTCTCAACAAAATACAAGGTACGTGGGACGAAACGAAGCTGGCCGAGTTGATGGCCGACCTCGATGCGGATGCCTTCGATATTGCTCTCACCGGCTTTGATGCCGAGGAGGTCGATGCACTGCTCAACCGCTTTTACGCTAAGGAGGCCGTACAGGACGAGTTCGACATCAACAAGGAAAAAGAAATCGTGGAGCAGCGCGGCGCTGTGACCCAGCCCGGCGATATCTGGCTTCTCGGCAACCACCGGCTGCTTTGCGGTGATCCCACCCAGCCCGACAACTTCTCCCGGTTGTTGGAAGGCGCGCGCGGTCAGTTGGCGATTAGTTCGCCGCCCGCCGATATGGAAAAGGAGTATCGCAAAGACGGCCTGCAGCCGTGGACGCAGCGGATGCATGATGCGATTCACAATCTTACCCAGAATGTGGACACCGCCTGCTGGGTGCTGAACGACTTATACGCTACCGGCTCGCAATTCGTGGAGCCCACAGGATTGTACTCCCTGCAGATGTTCGCGGATGCGGGGTTCCGTCCCATTTGGATTCGCGTGTGGAAGTTACAGGGTCCGCTGCCCGGCACGGGCGGTCAGCACCTCTCTTCCAACAAGCCTCTCCCTAACTTCGAGTATGTGTCGGCGTTTGCTGGGCCAGAGGAGGCGCAGCCCGAGTACAACGACCAAGAGTATGTCTGGCTATCGGCCTTTGCGGGCCACAGCTACCGCTTTGTGCGGCGGCTCACCAAGGAGGAGCGCAAACGCTGGGGCTATGCCGGTGTCTGGGAGATCGCACCGGTGCGAGCCGCAAAGAGTTATCCGACCATGGTGCCGGTGGAACTGCCGTGGCGCTGCATCAAAATGCACAGCGACCGGAACGGCATTGTCGTGGACCCTTTCGCCGGAGCCGGTACGACCATCATCGCCGCCGAGCAAACCGAGCGCCAGTGCTACGCCATGGAAAGCGACCCCATCCACTGCGACCTCGTGGTAAAGCGGTGGGAGGATTTCACCGGCGAGCAGGCGGTCAGAATGGAGAGTCAGACATGAAGATGAATATACAAACCATTCCCGCTGAGAAGCTCAGGGCGGCAGCCTACAATCCCCGGAAAGATCTCAAACCGGGTGATGCAGAATATGAGAAGCTGCGCCGCTCCATAGAGGAATTCGGCTATGTGGAACCCGTCATCTGGAATGAGCGCACCGGCAATATCATCGGTGGCCACCAGCGGTTCAAGGTTTTGACCGCTTTGGGATACACCGAGATCGACTGCGTGGTGCTGGATATCGATGAGCAACGGGAAAAGGCCCTGAACGTGGCCCTGAATAAAATCAGCGGCGAGTTCGATATCCCGCTGTTAACCGACTTGCTGCGCGATCTTTCCGACAGTGGCTTCGACGCCTCCCTCACAGGTTTTGATGCTGCTGAGATGAACGAGCTGTTCAGCGATAGGCCCTCGGGCAAAGTCAAAGAGGATGATTTCAACGTAGATAAAGCGGTCGCGGAGATTGAGACCCCGATCTCCCAGCGCGGTGATGTATGGCTACTGGGCCGCCATCGTCTGATGTGCGGTGACAGCACCTCCAAGGTCGACGTGCAGAGACTGGCGGATGGCGCACGGGCACGCTGTATCTTCACCGACCCCCCATGGAACGTGGACTATGGTGCGGATGCCAAACACCCGAGTTGGAAGGCTCGCCAAATCCTCAACGACAGAATGAGCACCGAGCAATTCGGTGCTTTTCTTTTTGCCGCTTTTGAAGCCATGCGGGATATATCAGAGCCGGGTTGCATGACTTATGTGGTGATGAGCGCGCAGGAGTGGGGCAACATCATGATCGCCATGCGCAACGCTGGGTTCCACTGGTCCTCCACTATTATTTGGGCCAAAGACTCCCTCGTCCTCTCGCGCAAGGATTACCACACACAGTATGAGCCCATTTGGTACGGCTGGCTGGAGGGTGATGCCAAAGCCAAAAGACTGTACCCGCTCAAAGACCGGAAGCAGTCCGACCTCTGGCAAATCCCCCGGCCCAAGATCTCTTTGGAACACCCCACCATGAAGCCGGTGGCGCTGGTTGCCAAGGCTCTGATGAACAGTTCCAAAGCATCCGATATGGTGTTCGACCTGTTCGGAGGTTCCGGCACTACGCTGATCGCCGCAGAGCAGACCGACCGCTCCTGCTGCATGATGGAGCTTGATCCCAAATACTGCGATGTAATTATTCGGCGGTATATCGAGCAGGTTGGCGGTGACAGCAATGTTTTTCTGCTGCGCGATGGCCGCAAAGCACCCTATGTGGAGGTGATCGGCCATGACTAACCTGACGATGGGCTCTCTTTTTGATGGCTCCGGTGGCTTTCCATTAGGGGGTCTGCTCAATGGCATCACCCCTCTCTGGGCCAGCGAAATCGAGCCGTTTCCTATCCGTGTCACCACAAAGCGGTTGCCTTTTTTGAAGCACTACGGCGATATTAACTTTATCGACGGCACCAAAATTGAGCCGGTCGATATCATCACGTTTGGCTCGCCCTGCACCAATCTGTCGGTCGCGGGGAGACGTGAAGGGCTGGATGGCAGGCAATCTTCGCTGTTTTATCAGGCCATCCGGGTTATCAAAGAAATGAGGGCAGCTACCGATGGAAAATATCCACGATTTATCGTGTGGGAAAATGTGCCGGGTGCGTACAGCTCGGCAGGAGGTCGAGACTTTCAGCAAGTTCTCACCGAAATCCTACAAGTTAAGCAAGAAACCGCTATTGTTTCTATGCCTGAGAAGGGAAAATGGCTGCCAGCAGGAGAAGTCGTGGCAGACGGTTTTTCCATTGCTTGGCGAACACTCGACGCTCAATATTGGGGAGTCGCCCAACGTCGCCGTCGTTGCTACCTTGTCGCAGATTTTGCAAGCGAACGTGCCGGAGACATACTATTTAAGTTCGAAGGCATGTCAGGGTATACTCCGCAGGTCGATCAAACGAGGCAAAGAACTGCCGGAGATGCTGAGGCAGGCGTTGGAGACCCAAGCCGCACAATTCTAAACGACCAGGGTGGTTCCAATATGTCGGTCAGTGAAGATGTAACGGGAACACTGCGTGCGCAGGAGCACGGCCATCAGCCATTGGTCTTTGAGCCAGGCGCGGCATCCCGCCTTGGCGGTCATGCCTGGGAAAACGTGGCTGGTGCGCTGAGGGCTGATATGGGCGACAACCAACTGGCGGTAGCCATAAAGAATGAAACGGACACCGAAACAAACAAGGTTGCTGGGTTTATAGGTGGGCAAGGTACTAAGGCGGGCAGCATTGGATACCGCGAAAACCTATCCCCAACCATAAAAAGCGAAGCGGGCGGTAATTCGATCCCTTGCATCCTAACGCCTGAACACCCTGTGACCGCACTGGAAAACCATCCCGCTGACAGCCGGATAAAACTGGATGAGAGCGGCACGATTCAGACGCTTACCGGACGTATGGGAACAGGTGGCGGAAATGTTCCACTCATCATGGATGAGCGAGCGTTGAGCCAATCCATCCGTGATGATGTGGCCTCCGCACTAATCGCTACTGATTATAAAGGCGCACAATGTGTATTCGAGCCGACTCCCAAAACCCTAAAGATGCGTGCGGGCTGCGAGGGTGGCGGCAAAGGCGCGCTGATACAGGAGAATCAATCGGCAACATTGTCATGCAACAATGATCAGACTGTTTTTGTTCCTTTCACAAAAGGTACACGTCCCCACGACAAGGATGAAGGACAAAAATGGGAGCAGACGGAAACGGCCAACACCTTGAATACTTTTGATACCGGTGAAGGCCGCTGTAATGAGCTTTGCGTGCGCGCATACGGGATATCCTCCGACCAAAGTAATGCGATGCTGTCGGATAATCCGTATAGCGGGATTTATGAAGCGGATACCAGCCGGACGCTTGATCGCTCCGGTGGGAACCCTTCCTGTAACCAAGGGGGTATCGCCGTGGTAGAAGGATGCGCCGCACAGAGAAATGGCGAAAACAAAAAGCATCCCAGTCCGGATGCCAACGAAAGTCTGATTATGGCATATGACTGCCGTAACCACTATGCTTCTGGTATCAGCGCAACTTTACAAGCAAAAAATAATGGCGGGCAAAGCCTGAACTACATTAACCCGATATTTGAAACATACCAAAGCACCACAGGCCCGCTCATGGCCAATTCCCATCCCGGCAGTTATAGCGGTCAGGACGCTTATCAGGATATGTTTATCACCATGCCATATCGTGTGCGTCGGTTAACCCCCGCTGAATGTGCCTTGCTGCAGGGATTTCCAAGTGACTGGTGTGCTGGCCTTGGTACGCCTGACCCCTCCGAGGAAGATACCGCATGGTGGCAGGATGTATTTGAAACACATCGGAAGGCCATGGGAACTTCCTCAAAGCCAAAGAGCCGCAAACAGGTTGTAAAGTGGCTGAATGATCCCCATACAGATTCGGCAGAATATAAGATGTGGGGAAACGGCGTGGCGCTTCCATGCGTATGCTTTGTGATGGCGGGAATCGTGTGGGCGGCGAACACGTAAACTACTTCTTGCGTGGTGGCTTCACATTTTTATCCGGGTTCACCGTGCCATCGATTTCGCCGTACTTCGCTTCATATTGCTCGATGTTGTCACGAATCAGCACGAGAATATGGCTGTTGACCGATCTGCCTTCGTAGTCGGCAACAAAATTAATTTTATTCAGCATCTTTTCTTCGATGCGGATGGATACGCTTTTGACTGCCATAAAATCACCCCCTTCTATGATATGCAGTGTATTTATTCTACTGAATTTTTGTGCTATCATGGGGTGGGTAGATATACGGTATATCCAAACAATTCAAGGGAGCGATTTTATGAGAGTTGCAGTAATTGGCTCGAGAGCACTGACCATCGACATCTTGGAAGCGTTCATCCCCCCTGAAACCACGGAGATCGTATCCGGGGGTGCGAAAGGCATCGACACCAGCGCCCGCGAGTTCGCGGAAGCAAACGACTACAAATTCACAGAGTTCCTACCGGACTACAAAGCACATGGCAGAGTAGCGCCCCTGTGCCGAAACGACCAGATCATTGAATATAGCGATCTGGTTCTGGCCTTTTGGGATGGTGAAAGCCGTGGCACTAAATATGTCATTGACCGTTGCAAGGAGCGCGGTGTGCCGGTCAAGGTGTTTTTAAGCAATAAGGCCGCACCGCAGGAGTAAACAGTTGCGGACGCACCATGGAGAGTGTGTTGCTATTCCGGCCCAGTTGAGTAATCTATGGTACCTACCACGGAAGAAAGGTAGGTATCCCATATGAATGACAATCTGTTCCAAGCAAAGCAGGAGTTCATCGATCAGCGCATCAACCATCACCGTAAAAATGAACCCCCGGCAGTCAATCAGGCGTTTATGGAGTTGCGAGCCTGTGTGGAAGTGCTCCGTGCGACACTCTCCGATGAACAGGCCGAACTGCTCCGTGCGGTAGAAAACGCCTATTCCTCGTCAGACGGCGAGAGCGGGCGTTTTTTCTATGTCTCAGGCCTACATGACGCGGTCAGCCTCCTGTTCGATAGGGGGTGTAGAGAATGAAACTCCCGACAGCCTTTTTCGTCAACCTCCCGTTTACCGTCCGGGACTTGCGCCGCTTGCACCCGGTAGACCAGCGCCGCCCTTACATAATCGAGGCAACGGTCGTCTTGGAGCAAATAGACTATGAAAACTTTTCAGAGGACCTCACACAGTGGCGACAGTATATCGAGGACCATATGCATCAGTGCTTCGTGGACAAGGACGGGGTTTGGCACTGTCTCTTGGTACAGGAAGATGGCCGGTCGGACGGCATACTGGTAATGACTGAGTGTGAAGAGTGGCCCAAATGGGCTGCTTATTACTCCCCCGAGTGATACGAATCACTGAAAACCGCCCAGACAGCTTTGCGGGAGTCCCTTATAAGGGACTCCCGTTTGCTGTTAGTACACAAAATGGCGCGCACATCTTTGTTGATGATTCCTTTAGAATTGACTTGCTTTTACAGCCAAACAGAGCGAACATGTGCGTACCAAAAGAACAGAAAGGCGGTTTGAACTTATGAAAGCCCAATTTACTCAGAAAATCATCGGTACCGGGGAACGCAAAGCGCTCTTGATTCCCTTCGGGGAAAAGGCCGGACAAAGTGTGCAATACGCTGGTGCGCCAACCTTCGCATATACGGCGGCAGGTTGGTCGGTGGATAAGAGCAATATGGTTTCCTCGCCAGTCTTTGAGATTGACGATGAGCTAGAGAACATCGCCCACCTGCCGGAGCTCCTCCGCGATGTAGGCGCTGTACCCGAGGGGCCACTCACCCTGACGATTATATCCGACGACCCCTCCGATGAGATCAGAGCGTCCATCATGCAGGCCCTGCTCCAAAGTAAAGAAACGCTGATTTACTCCGCGTTCGGCACCGACCGGGGACTGGCGGTTACTGCGGTTGATAAAGGGTACACATTCCCATTCTTTAGTGCCTCACTTGACCACTCCTATATCACAGCGGCCATCCAGTTTGCTCACTGCATTTACGAGCAATCTTTCCAGCAAAAGCGTGTCACCTCTAAGGATAAGCCGGTGGAGAACGAAAAATATGCTTTCCGCTGCTTCCTTCTACGCATTGGCATGATTGGCAAGGAGTACAGCTTGGCGCGTAAAACGCTGCTGGCCTCGCTTTCCGGTAATAGTTCTTTTAGAAACGGTGAACGCCCCCGAACAGCAGAAATACCTGCGGCGTCCGGTGAGCCCCTCGCTGACGAGACCACATGGAATGCAGCCAACGCTGCACTTGCAGCCCACACCGCTGACGACGATGCTGCTTTGGCAGAGGCGCTTGCCGATGCGGAGCTTATCCACGGGGTCAATGAATTGATGGAGGGCAACCATGGATAACAAATTCCCGCCCAGAGAGGTTGTCGAGCGGCTTCGCGCCGAGTTCCCGCCCGGTTGCCGTGTGGAGCTGGTTTCCATGGCGGACCCATATACCAAACTAAAGCCCGGCGATCAGGGAACGGTAACGAGCGTCGATGATACCGGTACGATTTTTGTGCGCTGGGATAGCGGCTCGGGCCTTGGCGTGGCCTACGATGCAGATAGGATTAAGCGCTTGTAAAGCACTGTATACTACACAATTTCCTGTGCAAATGATTGTGTAGTATACGCCTTCAAATTGACTTGCTATTTAGCCCTTTCAGAGTGATGAATGTACATGCGAAAAGCAAACGCACACTTTGAAAGGAGCAAAAAGCATGCTTACACAGAAATTTGGGATTGAAATCGAGTTCACGGGCATCACCCGAAGGCAGGCGGCGGAGGTCGCAGCCGAGTACCTTGGCGGGAGCCTCGACAGCGGTTACGATTACTACAACACCCAGACGGTTGCAGCCCCGGACGGTCGCAAGTGGAAGTTCATGAGCGACGGCAGCATTACCTGCGAGCGCAAGCAGAACGGGCGGCGGATTTCGGCGGGCGGCGAATACAGCGTCGAGCTGGTCAGCCCCATCCTCACATACCGCGAGGACATCGAAACCCTGCAGGAGCTTGTTCGCAGGCTGCGCAAGGCGGGAGCCTTCACCAACGCCCGCTGTGGCATCCACATCCACCTCGACGGCGCACCCCATACCGCCAAGAGCATCCGCAACTTTGTGAACATCATCGCCAGCAAGAACGACCTTTTCTACAAAGCCCTGCAGATTGAACCGGGCCGAATGAGCTACTGCAAAAAGATGGACGAATACATGGTGCGCCGGATGAACGAGGCGAAACCCAACGCCTTGCGGCAGATAGCGGATATTTGGTACGCAGGATACAGCGATAGCCGCAACACCCACTACCACAACAGCCGCTACCATTTCCTCAACCTGCACAGCTTTTTCACCCGGCACCACACGGTGGAGCTAAGGGGCTTCAACAGCGAGCTGCACGCGGGCAAGATACGCAGCTACATCGTCCTCGCCTTGGCCCTCAACCATCAGGCGCTCACCCAGCGCAGCGCCAGCAGCCGCAAGCCGCAGGTCGAGAACGAGAAATTCGCCATGCGCACCTACCTCAACAGGATTGGGTTTATTGGCGACGAGTTCAAAAACTGCCGCGAACACCTTTGCAAGCACCTCTCGGGGTCGGCGGCTTGGAGATACCGGGCGGTCTGACCGCCCGAGGCCGCCAGAGGGGGCCACACGCGCCCCCAGCGGCCCTACCTGCCCAACCTCGGGGGTTTGTATATACGATTTATGAGGGCGCGGCACAGGGCCAACCCTGCCCGCGACCCGCGAAGATTACAAGGAGGCAACGACCATGAAAGGCAGAGAAAACAAGATCTATATCGCTTACGGCAGCAACCTCAATATTGAGCAAATGTCCTACCGATGCCCATACGCCACACCGATTGGCAACGGCATCCTCCACGATTACGAGCTCCTGTTCCGGGGCGGTATCGGTGGCGCGGTCGCCACGGTCGAGTCCCGACGCGGCGGCACGGTTCCGGTTCTGCTGTGGGAGATCACCCCGCGCTGCGAGGACGCACTCGACCGCTACGAGGGTTGGCCTCGGCTGTATCGCAAGGAAATGGTGGGTGTGGAGTTCGACGGCAAAATCGTCGAGGTCATGGTCTATATCATGAACGAGGGCTATGAGCTGGGCAGCCCCAGCCAAGGATATTTGGATACCATCTTGGAAGGATACGCATCGGCGGGTTTCGACGAACAGGTGCTTTCCAACGCGCTGACCGCCTCAGTTCGCAGGCGACGCGGACAAAGGAAAAGCGAGGCTGATCAATGAGCGGCCCCATGAGCGATGTACTCGTCCAACAAATTCTCGCCATCCGCGATAGCGGGAAGTACAACATGTTCGATATCCGGGGCGTGCAAGTCGAGGCCAATGCCCTCGGGTACTACGAGCTGGTGGTGTTCTTGGAGGAGGACCCCTGCCGATACAGCAGGTTCATCTTTTCCGGCGACCGGGGCTGATGCTCCAGCCCGGCGTCGTACACAAAGCGGCCCCCTCAAAGTTGTGTTTGTTTTTCGCAGAAATGACTTGCTTTTAAGGCGGTTTAGAGTGATGAATGTGTACACACCAACCGGAAAGGAGAAATTGTTATGTTGGAAAACGCTATCCAAGGCACCCTGGCCCGTTTTGACCGCGTCAGCTACTCGGCAGCGCACAAAGAGGAAATCCTCCAAACAGCGCAGACTGCTCCCACAGGAGTACAGGCGTACATGACCATCCTCGTCGGCGGCGACAAGTTCCACCGGATTTTCACCCACTATGCCGAGGGCTGGCGCGACGAGCATGGTGAGCACCATACCGCCGAGTCTGCGTTTGGCACGCTGGTGGAAACGCTGCTGGCCGGTGGTGCCGATATTCGCGTCCACTTTTGTTGACACCACTGCGCGAAGAGCCTCTCACAGGAGGCTCTTTTTGCGTGTGTACTATACACAAACTCTCGCCTTCACATTTGGTGGTTCTTTTGCGAAGAATTGACTTGCTATTCTGTGCGTTCAGAGTGATGAATGTACATGCCGAAAGGCACACCAAATATCAAGGAGGCAGACAAAGTGGAAATCACCAACAAGGAATTACGGATTCACACCTTACGGGGTGACGTTCAAGAACTGATGATGAGCGGCTTCACCAAATATGGCACCGCCGAATATTTGGAAAAGCGGTTTGTGACACCGGGCGGTGAAATCACGGCGGACGAGTTTTACCGCATTCTGAACGAGGAATACAGCAAGCGCTCCGGCCAGAAGGCCCCCGCCAAGAAAAGGCCTGCCAAGACCCTCGACCAGTTCCTCACCGATATCGCCAAAGAGCACTGTTTTGTGGAAACCCTCGAAACCCGCAAGAGCGACAGCCTGGACTTCCACGACGTTTCCGTCTGGGGCCTCAAAGCGGCGCTGGAGGCGGCCTACAACGCCGGATTCGAAGCCGGAGCCCGCAAAAGCAAATAGCCCGGCACGGGCGCGGACAGGGGCCTCACTTTCAGGGACCCCTGGGCGGAGGGTCCTTTCCTTGTGGATATTGCTGCAATCTACATCAATTCAAGGTTAAATGCTTGTGTTGGTTATGCATCAGAATTGACTTTGCAATTCATGGGCGTTAGAGTGAAAAAGTACATGCCACAAGGCACATCATTGTAAATGGAGGTGCAAAAAAATGACGCAGTATAAGAAAATGCAGAATGAGATTGCCTCGGCCATCGAAGATTTGATTTGGCGGCATCATTTCAAAGCTACCTGCTTTGATGATTTCGGATGGCTCCCGCAGGTGGAACGAGGCTGTGATTCCTACATGAACATCATGATACAGGAACGCACAAATTTCGACCGGGAAAGCAACACGCTGACCTATACGATCCGGGCTCACGGCTCGGTTTGCCAGATGAACCCCAACAGCGACACCACGGAGCTCCGGCACGCCGCCGCGGAAATCAAGCGCGCCGCCGAGTTGATAGATGCCATCAATGCGCGGGAGCTCTCCTACACCATGCTGTTTGACCAAAGCGTTATCGGCATGGTGATTCCCAACGATGGTAAGGCTCTTCCGGAGATGCTGATCGACCATGTGCCCGGCACCTTACAGCACATTGGCGGGTTTGAATTTCAGGCACAGACCCGCGACGGCAGGCAAATGCATATCGCCGCCGAGCCCGCCGAGCCGCAGGACGAGGAGTACAGCCACATTCGCATTACTGGCCTCACAGTATTTTAAACACCCCGCTGGGACCTCCTGCCGGGAGGTCCCTTTCTTGGTGCCGCGCCCAAATTGTACACAATCACTTGCCACATTCTTTGTGTAGATTACTTGGCAAAAATGACTTGCTATTCTAAGCGTTTAGAGTGATTAATGTACATGCCAAAAGGCACACCAACAAGAAAGACGGAGGGGCACACCATGAAGAAGGTAAGCGGATACACGATAGCGGCAAAGCAGGCGAAAGAAGGCTGGATTGACGGCACCATTAACGGGATGCGATTTCAAGCCAGGGTGTATAATGAGGGCTCCCATTATGGGATCGACGAAGGCCGAGTCAGCAAACTCTCGATCTGGGACGAGAACATCCGCACGGCCTGCCGCAACTTCTTTAATGCCTGCACGGTCAACTACGACCGGGGTTGGGATATCCGCCCCCAAAAAGCTGCTTATAAGAAAATGCTGGCGGCGCTACTCGAATACCTCGAGAGCCTGCCCACTGCCGAATTTTGGGAGGAGGTTGCCGAGGGCCAGCCCTTCCGCACCTGCCTTACGATCAAGGGATACCCCACAAATGTGAAAATCACCATCGGCCACACCGGCTGGGCACAGGTGCAGGATTGCCTGACCGGGATTTGGTACAAGCGGCTCGACCCCATCACGGTTTGCGAGATGCTTGAGCGTCGGAAATAAGCCAAAAGCGGATAGAAGCAAGGGGCCTGCCTGCAGGCCCTTTGCCTCTGTCCGTTTGCAGTAATGTACATAACATCGGGACTACTTTTTTGGTAGATTTACTTTTTCGAATTAACTTGCTTTTTGAGGCGTTTAGAGTGATTAATGTACATGCCGAAAGGCACACAAAACGTCTACATAGGAGGCTTCACCATGAAAAACAACGAGAAAAAGGTAACTGGCAGCACGCAACAGGGGTGTTACTTCGACTCTTGGGATCGCAACGGCAACCCGATCAAGATGTACGTTCCCTCCAAGGAAGAGGACGAGGAGGATTAAGGTTTGAATCACAAAATGTACACCATGCTCCACGGGGCTCCGGGACCAGACGGCAAAATCACCGGCTCGGTTGAAGAGTTCAACTTCGAGGCCACCGTGCAGTATGTGCCAGCGGCATTTGCAAAAATCGCATGGCGGGTCATCCGGCTTCACCTTTGGACGGAGAACGCCGACACCTCGCCCACAGGCGCGCCGTGTTGCGTCAAATATGAGAATGGCGAATGGATAAGCGACCCGGCCAGTCCCCGCGAGGAAGCGGCAACACGGGCGCTCATGCAGCGGCTCTGGAAGCTACCCCCGCCCATAAGAATATAGATAGACACTGAAAGGCCCCGCCAAAGGCAAACTTGGCGGGGCCTTTCTTCATTATATATGTGTTTTCCGCACAAAGGAGGTGGCGGTACTGCGCAAGCTCAAAAAATACAAACCCACCATCTATATGGCGGACGGTTCTGAATACAACAAGGTGGCGGCAGACAATGCCGTCACCTTTATCAATTGCCTCAACCACACCAAGGGCGAGTGGTACGGCAGCCCTTTTGAGCTGATTGACTGGCAGGAGCAGATCATTCGAGATGTGTTTGGCGTGATGAAGCCCAGCGGCTACCGCCAGTTCAACACCGCCTACATCGAGATTCCGAAAAAGATGGGTAAATCGGAGCTTGCCGCTGCCGTGGCGCTGCTGCTGACGTGCGGGGACTATGAGCATGGCGGTGAGGTGTATGGCTGCGCATCGGACCGGCAGCAGGCCAGCATCGTGTTTGATGTGGCGGTTGAAATGGTCGAGCAATGCCCGGCACTCAAACAACGTATAAGGCCGATGTTATCGCAAAAACGCCTGATTTACAAGCCGTTGGGGTCATTTTATCAGGTTCTCAGCGCAGAAGCCTACACCAAACACGGCCTGAATGTCCATGGCGTGGTGTTCGATGAATTGCACGCGCAGCCGAGCCGCCAGCTCTACGATGTAATGATGCACGGTTCGGGCGACGCCCGCAAACAGCCACTGTTCTTTTTGATTACCACCGCTGGCACCGACCGGCACTCCATCTGCTGGGAGGTACACTCCAAAGCGCAGGACATCATCGAGGGGCGCAAGGTGGACCCCACCTTCTATCCGGTGATTTACGGCGCACCGGAGGATGCAGACTGGACCAGCGAAAAGGTGTGGAAGCAGACCAATCCCTCGCTGGGCATCACGGTGGATATCGAAAAGCTCCGGGCAGCCTGCGAAAATGCCAAACAAAATCCGGCTGAAGAAAACCTATTCCGGCAGCTCCGCCTCAACCAGTGGGTCAAACAGAGCGTCCGGTGGATGCCGATGGCCAAATGGGATGCCTGCGCCTTCCCGGTGGACCCGGAGAGTTTACGCGGACGCACCTGCTACGGAGGGCTTGACCTTTCTAGCACCACCGACATCACGGCATTCGTGTTGGTGTTCCCGCCGCTGGATGAGGATGATAAATTTCAAATTCTACCCTTCTTTTGGATACCGGAGGATAACATCAGCCTGCGCGTCCGGCGTGACCATGTGCCTTACGATACTTGGGCGAAGCAGGGCTATATATATACCACCGAAGGCACTGTAGTCCATTACGGTTTTATTGAGGAATTCATCGACGAGCTCGGTGCCAAATACCACATCCGCGAGATCGCGTTTGACCGCTGGGGTGCGGTACAGATGGTCCAAAACCTTGAGGGTTTGGGCTTTACTGTCGTGCCTTTTGGTCAGGGTTTTAAAGATATGAGCCCGCCGACCAAGGAGTTCATGCGCCTGACCTTGGAGGAAAAGCTCGCCCACGGCGGTCATCCGGTGTTGCGCTGGATGGTGGACAACATCTTCGTGCGGACGGACCCTGCGGGCAATATCAAGCCCGACAAGGAGAAGTCCACTGAAAAAATAGACGGGGCTGTGGCGACCATCATGGCCTTGGATCGGGCGATCCGGAATCTTGGTGGCGGCGATGGCGGCAGCGTCTATAGCGAAAGGGGGCTTTTGATATTATGAGTATTTTTTCCCGGCTGTTTCGGTCGCGGGATAAACCGGAGAATTGGCGCGGCTCGTCCAGCGCCTTTTTCTTTGGCAGCAGTAACTCAGGTAAACCGGTCAATGAGCGAACAGCCATGCAGACCTCAGCGGTGTACGCCTGCGTGCGCGTCTTGTCCGAGACCCTCGCCTCGCTACCGCTGCATGTCTATAAATACGTCGACAACGGCGGTAAGGAAATGCAGACACAACATTACCTCTACCCCGTCTTGCACGATAACCCCAACCCGGAGATGACTTCGTTCGTGTTCCGGGAAACCCTGATGAGCCACCTTCTGATCTGGGGCAACGCCTACGCGCAGATCATACGCGATGGCCGGGGCCGCGTGCTGGCGATGTATCCACTGCTGCCCAACCGCATGGAGGTCGACCGGGCTCCATCGGGGGCACTGGTGTATACCTACCGGCTGAACACCGGCGATCCACAATATAAAAATGACACCACACTCACCCTCGGGCCGGACGATGTGCTGCACATCCCCGGCCTTGGTTATGACGGGCTTGTAGGCTATAGCCCGATTGCCATGGCAAAGAACGCCATCGGCATGGCGCTGGCCACCGAGGAGTACGGCGCGACCTTCTTCGCCAATGGTGCCAACCCCGGCGGGGTGCTGGAGCACCCCGGCGTGATCAAGGACCCGCAGAAGGTCAAGGATTCGTGGAACAGCGCCTATCAAGGGGGCGGAAAGGCCCATAAAGTGGCCGTGCTCGAGGAGGGCATGTCGTATAAAAGCATCGGCATCCCCCCGGAGCAGGCGCAGTTCTTGGAAACCCGCAAATTTCAGATAAACGAAATTGCACGCATTTTCCGCGTGCCGCCCCACATGGTGGGCGACCTCGAGCGTTCCAGCTTTTCCAACATCGAACAGCAGAGCTTGGAATTTGTTAAATACACGCTGGACCCGTGGGTTATCAGATGGGAACAGGCCCTTCAAAAGTCTCTAATCTTGCCATCCGAGAAGAACTCACTTTTTGTGAAGTTCAATGTGGACGGCCTTTTGCGTGGCGATTATGCCAAGCGCATGAGCGGCTACGCGCTCGCCCGGCAGAATGGCTGGATGTCCGCAAACGACATCCGCGAGATGGAGAATATGAATCGGATTCCGGCAGAGGAAGGAGGCGACCTGTATCTCGTCAACGGCAATATGACGAAGCTGGCCGACGCCGGGGCGTTTGCCACCAAGAAAAAATGAACGGAGGAAGCCCTATGAGGAAATTTTGGAACTGGGTGCGCAACCCCGACAATGAGCGCACTCTCTATCTGAACGGCCCGATTGCCGAGGAGACATGGTGGGGCGACGAAGTCACTCCCCAGATGTTCAAAGACGAGCTTCTGTCCGGCTCCGGTGACATCACCGTTTGGATCAACTCGCCGGGTGGCGATGTGTTCGCCGCCGCCCAAATCTACAACATGCTCATGGAGTACAAAGGGCAGGTCACCGTCAAGATCGATGGGATTGCCGCCAGCGCCGCTTCGGTTATCGCCATGGCAGGCGGCGAGGTTCATATGTCGCCGGTGTCCATGATGATGATCCACAACCCAGCTACCATCGCCATCGGTGATTCCGTGGAGATGGTGCGGGCCAAGGAACTGCTTGATGAGGTCAAAGAATCCATCATCAACGCCTACGAGCTCAAAACCGGCCTACCCCGTCTCAAGCTGGCCCGGCTGATGGATGCTGAAACGTGGATGAACGCGCACAAGGCTGTCGAGCTGGGATTCGCTGATGGCATCCTATACGCGGAAAATGAGGAGCCTGTACCGGACAATCCG